CATAAATTTATCAGGTATTACTATACCATGATGTAGGTTAAGACACTTACGGTTTGTATCTCCACCTGTTGGTTTTCTCATGTCGAGAAACTCTTGTATTTCAGGGTGACTTATATGTAGATAAGAAGCATAACTTCCTCTACGAGTTACCCCTTGACTAAACGCCAACATCTCAGCGTCAACCACTTTTACAAATGGCATAACACCTGTGGATTCAGAACCCTTCGATGTCTTTGTTCCAGAGGCACGAACGTCACTCCAACTGCCCCCAATTCCGCCACCAAAAGATGAAAGATACGCATTTTCTGTATAATGTCCTGTAATTCCCTCTCTACTATCTTCTACATAATTGAGAAAACATGAGATTGGGAGACCCCGCTGAGTCCCTCCATTGGAGAGTACGGGAGTTGCAAACATAAACCACAGATTACTTGCATAATCATACAATCTTTGTGCATGGTCTTCGTCATCTGCAAACGCTTGTGCAGCTCGAGCAAATCCTTCCTGAGGACTTACTTCTTCGCCAACAAGGTAGCGATCTTTTAAAGTTTTAAGACTAAACTCTGTTAAAAGTTTGTCTTTTCTGTAGTCTATATTAATCATAGTATTTTTCCTAAAGTAGTGTGAATTACTTCCGTGTTTTCTTTTCCGATTGCTTCCTCAGAATAAGTTACTAAATCCATAAGTTCAACGTTTTGTAGAAGTTGTTCTGCATTTTCGTTGACCGCTTGAATATATTTATACTTACCTTCTAGTGGAATTGCATCATATATATCGAAAACTGTTCCATATTGTTCCATCAATTGTACTGCGCGTTTCGGACCGACTCCTGGTACTCCAGGGACGTTGTCCCCTTTATCGCCAGTAAGACATTTGAAAGAGATATAATCTTCAATCTCAAAATCATAATGTTCGTCCCAGTTATGTACTGTAGTTTCTTTTCTAGTTACAGTACTAAACCTAGAAACAGTATCACTTATTAATAAATCCCAGTCTCTATCAGAAGATATCAACCAGCAGTCATCATATTTTATATTTTGTGTTATATATGCAGCAATATCATCTGCTTCCACTCCTTTAAAGTGAAATACAGGATATTTTGTTCTAATTAGTGTTAGTGTATCACTAAATTCTGCCATAAACATTTCGAACTCTTTAGCTTCTTGCTCAGTTTGTTCTGCAAATCTTTCTTTACGATTTGCTTTGTACGCAGGGTATATCTCTTTTCTGTAAGAGCTACCCCCATCTGCACATACTATAATAGTACCTGCATTGTAAGATTTTGCTAGACTTTCGATTGTTCTAATGTAGTCATATTTAAAATCTAATATGTTTTGATGTTTCCATCTAAAAGCTACATTTAATCCATCAACTATCAGCAAGTTCCCAATCGGAGCTTGGGCTCCAAGGTTCGCAATTGTAGTCGCCATTTGTAAATTTTATCTCCTCTTTTTCTAGCCAGTGTTCTGCTAATAAAATATATGCACCCAGCCAGGCAATATGTATATATTTTAATGTGTTTGTTGGTTTTCTAACTGTTACTGCAAAGAACTTTCCATAGTTCTCTCTAAATATAAGTAACGGTTCCTGTTCCATATCTTGTGATTGTTTACAAAGTTTACTCCACCATTTGTATAAATTATTTGTTTTTGAAGTATATATTTTTGAGTTAAATCCACTATCTTTATAGAACTTAACTTCTACACAAAATAAATTATGTTTACCAGGTACTCTTAAGTCTCCTTTTATTTTTCCACTACCCGAACCTGGTGTTTGCCCCCATTTCTCTTCTGTCATACGACCAAGTAGAGACATTACTTGTTGTTCTCCTCTATTTCCTTTCTGTCTTGAGTTAACCATTAATTCCTATTCCTATTATTAAAAATGCCGCTATCATTCCTCCAAATACTATAAGCTGTACTATAGAAGGAACTACTACAAAAAACTTTAAAACATCAAACTTTCCTGTCATAAAGAAGTCTCCCCCATTTTGCCATTCATTAACTTCCTCTGGAGTTGCTTCTCTTATTGCATTTAATTTTAATTCTAACTGCGTTTGATATTCTACTTGTTTCAATTTAGTTCAACCTCAATAAATTTACCTAACATGTCTATTTCTGCATCAGATAACTTTCCAGCCTGAGCCCACATTGTAGAACTCATTGAACCTACTTCACCTCTATTTCTATAGATGTTAAGTCTACTAGCTATGTAATCAGCTGATTGACCCGCAAGCTTAGGAAAGACTGCCATACCTTGACCTTCTGCACCATGACAAGCTGCACACCCACTCCATAGACCTCTGATAGGACTAAATTCGTCTAAGTTTGCAAGTTCTCGTTTTGCTCTAAGTTGTTCTACAACTGTGCCATTCTTAGCTACATACTGTTTGTAACACTCTCCTGTGCAACTACGAATATTTCGATAGCCTTTGACTTCTATATCAGGATATATCATAGTAGCAAAAAATACTACAAAAATGAAACATGCCATTATTACCATTCCTAATTCTTTCACTTTACCTCTCTTAGCCACTTTCTATAAGAAACTGGATTTTCTGTTTCTGTTAAATACTCTTTATATTTCTCTTTGTTTTCTTTTGATGTAGTCATAGCAGTAACCCATCCAGTAGATGAGTCTTGCCATCTCTTAGAGTTACCCATGTAATCATGCCATAATTGCTTCATGCTTCTTTATCTATATCCCATTTTACTACATTAGGTTTAGTTTTCTTCTGCCAAAACTTCCAAGCACTTTCTTGGTTTCTCCAGTCAGAGTGCCATCTAGCTCCGTTTCTTTCTGCATCTTTAAATATTGCATTAGTAAATCCTATAGGTATTAAAACTGCTAAGTGAAATACTATACTTGTTACTGTATTATATCCATACCAACCCATATAATAGGTTGCTACTGCACCAAAGTAAACACTCCACATGGTAAATAAAACCAATGTAAAGTAAAATTGTAGACTTGGGTCTGGTATATATCGTAGAGGGTTGTATCTATTGTCCATAATAACTCTCCAACTGTCTACAATATACAGTAAAAATCTTCTATGTCTTGCTGGTTTATTCATTTAAATAACTCATTTCTCCTTCTTTTATTACTTCTATCTTTTCTAGTAGAGGGTGTGTCCAACCGTGAGATACTATATATGTGTTTAGATTGTCTTCTTTCAATAGTATCTCTACTAATCTCTCTTTACCTTGTTCATCAAGAACATTAGTAACTTCGTCTAAAAATAATATGTTGATTTGAGACTTAGAAATACTACTCATTAACTTACGAATTGCAAGCAGTGTTGCAGTATTTACTCTTGCGAGTTCTCCTGCACTTAGTGCTAGGATATCTACTGATTTTCCATTGTCTTCTACAACAACATTAAGTTTATCATTTAGAACTACAAACTCTAAACTGAATCTACCATCAGATAGTTCTGCTAGATATTCATTTGTAAGTTCTTCTAGGTCTTTAACTAGATTCTCAATTTTGTAAGCAAGCAGTCCATTTGTACTAAATGCTTTTTTAAGTATTTCTATACTTGAGAATTTGTCTTGAATCTTATCTAGTTCTTCTGTAAGTTCATCAAATTCAGTTTTAAAATCATCAATTTGTTCTGTGATTATTCCAATACGAGTATTATGTCTTTCTACATTATTATTATGGTCTATTGTATTTCTTAATTCTTTTTCGTACTCGCTCTTGTGTCCTGCTAAAATGCCGATTCTTTTTCTAATCTCATCTCCATTTGGAATATTACTTGTTAGGTTATGATCAATACTTCTGTAGAGTTCTTCCCACTTTCTAATTCCTTCTTTCGCTTCTTCGTGTAGCGTATTGCTCTCTTGCGCCTCTTCAAGCTTCTCTTTATCTTTTTCGGAAAATGTTTCACAACCTATCTTTCTTTCTTGATGCTCTGCCATTTTTTCCTTGATGAAGTCAACGTCTATATCTTCTCCACATGTAGGACATACATGGTCTTCAGTTTCTAACAGTTCTCGGTATTTATTAACCATGCTTTGTTCATGCATTTTTTCGGCTTTCCAACTACCAAGCCCAGTAAGATAAGGGGCGGTATCAATAAGTTCAGGATTACTTGATAATACTCTTTTATATTCATGTAAATCTATGTGTCCAAGCTCCTTTTTGTATTGATTATTTTGATTAATTTTTTTGATATTCTCACTGATATTTTGAAATTCTATTTGTAAAGAACGGAAAGTCTTTTCATCTTCTTCCGAATATTTTGGTAATTCCATTTTCGAAAGTAGTGATGTATCTTCCAATTTATTGTCTTTTAACCATTTTTCAACAGTTGCAATTTTCCCATCTATACGTGAAAGTTGCCCTCCAACATCTCTAGAAAGCTCTCTAAATAGTTCGAAGAAAGATACATACTTATCAAGCTGTAATAAATCAATCAAAAATTTCTTACGATTTGTGTCTGTAGCCGTAAGGAACTGTAAACTTGCGTTAGTGTTTTGGTATACAATTTGCGAAAATGTCTTGAAATCAATACCAATTATCTGTTCTAATGTTTTATAGGTATTTGTAGCTGTATGACTAGAAATATCCTCACCATTTTTAAGTAATTTCACTTTTATACTTGCACGACGAGCAACATCAATATGGTACTTATCTTCGTTTACAGTAAAGTCAAGACATATATCATAACCATTGTTTACTTGACGATTAGCTATGTCAGCTTTCTTTATACCTTTGGAATTCTTATTAAAAATAACTTCCTCTAAAATTAGAGGTATAGACGACTTACCTGCACCATTTGTGCCAATAAGTTGTGTAAGGGTGTTACTTTGCAAATCTATGACATTGTTACTGCCATATGAAAAGCAGTTATTCCATGTTAGCTTTTCTAGAGTTATCACTAAATACTCCTATAATTTTTTTAACTTTTGTTTCATCTAATTCGAGAATATACGATAGGTATTCTGCTAATTCTTCCTCCATCGTCATCTCTTTGTCCAATATGAGAGTGGCTTCTGTCTTTCGTTTTATTACTTTCTTATCCAATAGGTCAGAATTTTTGACCCCGCTCAAGTCTGATACATCACCCTCTACTTCATAAATAGTATGGTGCCACTCTGTCTGTATCATTTCTTCTGAGCTTGATACTGTTTTTCTTATTAGTTGAGGCAAATTAAATTCATGCCACGTCCAAGACCAATCGTCTTCTATTAGTATGTATCCTGTCTTTACTACATTTCTATGAAAACTTGTAGTCATAGGACTGCCGGGATAAACAATATTTCTTTGAGTATTCTCGTGAGCATGTAAATCTCCTGCAAATACAATATCAAACTTATCAAATCTTTCTAAATCTACTTCTGGTACTACATGAGGTGGTATCTCTCCACGAACATGAGTAAATAGTATAGGGGAATCAATAGATTCTATACTACCTTTCTTATGTAAGTCGGCATATGGAAGAATAGTCCATACAGGTTCTACCTCTGGTCCCCATTCTCCAATCCATGTTTCGTCCACTACTTCTACTAGTGGATTAATGCTTTCTGTAACTTTTTTTAAATTTGTAAAAAATGTTTTATGTTTCCTAGTTGCTTCATGATTACCATCAAAGATAATCGTACGCACGTTAACAGTTTTTACAAAATCAAAATACAGTGTTAGTTCGTCCATAGAAGGGACTCGATCAAACAAGTCCCCACCTATGATATGCAGATGTACATCATTCTTTTCGACTGTCATTTCAAGCTGTTCGAAAAACAACTTATAACGAGAGCACGCCCAAGCAATAGGAACATTTTTCTGTCCTAATTTGATATGCCAATCTGCAGTAAATAAAATCACTATAGGTCAAACTCATCATTGATGCTTTCGTCAGCATCTGAGTTAGAAGAACCAGCTCTGATTCTATCAAGTAATTCTTTTTGAGCGTCTGGTGTTGGTCTAGCCAGCACTTCGTCCATAGACTTAAGCTCAACAGTCATTTCCAGTTCTTGCTCAGTTAGAGGTCTTGGTTTGCACTTAAGAGGCTGTAACTGATACTCAACATTGTAAGCCATAGGTCCAGTCTTTACTCTTTTGAAGTAAACGTCCCACCCTGTTTTAGGGTCACAAGGGTCTCCTAAGTCTTCTGCTGCCAT